ATCAATCTTTGACTCATCACGCGCTGGCAAATCATCCATCGTGTTAGGGGTAGGCAACAGTGACTGTCTGATTGACTCTGAAACCTTCAAACCGTTCAGTGCCGCAAGTTCAGCAACCTGATCCCGCACCTGCAACATCCTGTTACGCTCACGCGCTCGTTTCTCAGAAATAGCACCACCCTCGCCTTCAATAGCTGAAACAGTACGCAACAAATTAGTTTCTGCGATTGGCGAGAATGAAGACCCTGAGTCGCTGGTGGGGCGCTCCTGCATCGGAAGCTCGTACACCACGCCATTCCGCATCATACCCGAGGTCATCCAACTCTCCGAGAACAGCTCCGAGTGCTCGCAAAGCAGGTTCACCGTTTCCGGTTTCTCCCATACACCACGCACAGTGTTCCAAATCGCCACCGGCTTTTGCGCTAAGTAATCCTCTAACATTTTCAATAACCACCCATCTAGGCCTAATGACCTCTATTGCTTTAGCAAACTCACTCCACAAACCAGAACGAGTACCGTCACCCATCCCAGCCCTACGCCCCGCCAAAGAAACATCCTGACAAGGAAACCCGCCCGTCAAAATATCCACAGGCTCCACAGCCGCCCAATCCACCTTGCTCACGTCACGATAGTTCGGAACCCCAGGAAAGTTTGCCTCAAGAATCTTCGAAGGAGCATCCTCCCACTCACAATGCCAGACAACCTCAGCATCGAACTTCTTAGCCACAGCAATATCGAGACCGCCATAGCCGGAAAAGAGAGATCCAATCTTCAGCATGGTCAGGACTTGTTTGCCAGGGTGTTGCAGGTTAGGCAGTAGGTTCCGAGAACTTTTGCCTCATGAACATCGCGCCCCTCAGCGTGCTTGCGCAAATCGCTTAGCGACTCGTTGCTGACAGATGCGCCAAGTGCGCCCCTGACATAAATCATAGGCACATGCCAGTTACAGGTTTCGCAGCTATAAGTGTGTTCTGTGTATGTCTTAGTTGTGGTAATCATTATTTTCCCTTTCGTTTGGCTTATGTCTCTAGTGTATACCATACACACAGAATGTGCCACTACCTACACCCAAACTCCCCAGGCTTACACTCAAAATGCTCACCCTAATTATGCAAAGACCTAACCCACTCACGTTTCCCAGGGCCATCCGCCGCGGGCTTCAAAGCCTGCTTATGAATCACAGTCCGAGGCTCCGCAAACTTCACCGCATTCCTGCACCAAGTACGAAACGCCGCATCCCAACTTTTGAACACAGATCCCTTAGCCGTATGAAAGTCCACAAACGCATCCACCTGCTCATCCAAGTCCAAAGAAGGATGCCTCCCCATCATTGCCTCCCGCAGTGAGTCGCTCAAGGCGAATCGGTCAGGAATTGATGTGGCTTTCTTAGATTTCTTTTCAATATAGTTATCTGGTTCTAGTTCAGTGGTTCTAGTTAAGTGGTCATTTTTGTCCGAACGAAAGGACAAATCTGTCTGCTCGCTAGACATTTCTGTCTGCTCAGTGGACATTTGTGTCTCACCAGGGGCAGCCGTCATTACCGTATAAAGGGCCGAGGCGTAACGCCCGCGTGACTGCTTTTGAATTGCGCCATGTGCCACAAGATCCTCAACGGCCCTGTCTACTGTTTTCTCAGAGCATTGAAGTCGCTGAGCGAGAGTTGCACGCGCTGGAAAAGCTTGATGCGTGATGTTGTCTGCATAGCGGGCAAGCACAGCGTAAAGCCGGAACGCGGTGTGCGATATGTCTAGCGCAATTACCCACTCGGGAATGATCGCAAACCTATTATCTGCACCTAGTTTCTCACTCATACCATTTCCCCCTCTCCAATTTCAGCCTCAACTATCGAAGCCCAATTCCTGAACTGCTTGTTATGAGATATGGCAGCACAATTTCTGCAGTCCATCTCACCACTATTGAACAATTCAAGATAAGGGCTTTCGAAAACAAACGCAATGTAACGGGCTGGCTTGGAGGCGTAGTCCACCGGCAAATGTCTCAACGACACCCGCATCATCTTCAGCAACCTTTTGTGACAGTCATCCACAGGCGCATCATAGTAAGCCCAAAACTTCAGTTTTTGGAAGTGATCCATAACTGACTCATACGCGGAATTGAAGTCCTTGTTGTAAATCGGGCGCTCTGCTTGGATAGCATTGATCTCAGCTTGCTCGACTGATGCCCTATCAGGGAACTTTTCAATCTTTACAGTTTCTGTGTGTTCCATCCACTCAGAGGTTTTCTCGTGAGCGTGGAGGCGTTCAGACCACTTGCCAGAAATGCCTATGTATAGCAGTTGATTCTGATTATCAAAAGCCCTGTAAAGGTATTGCATATGTTGTCCTATCTACCGGCTTTGCCCTGATAGAATTGGACTCAGCCGATGGTATCGTCATCGGTTTACTGATGGCCTCCTGCCTCCACCTCGCGGGGGGCCATCTCAATTTTCAGTTATAGCAACACCCTACACCCGATGGCGCAATCAAAACTCCTGAGCATCCCGCACCGTTATCTTCCACCCGTTAGGCAACAACACCCACCACCTGAACGCCACACAATCAAACACAGGGTGTTCAGGTGACTCCCACACGGACAGTTTGTGCCCCCACCCCCGAGCCTTACCGCCCACAGTAGCGTTGCCCTCCATATCCCCGTTGTATTGCCCGCACACCATCATCAAGTTCTCGGGTATGTCGAGGAGCTTTGACCCCCCCATGCCCCTATTGATTCTGTGGTGAGGCACTAGGTCATCCTCGCGCCCGCAATGCCAGCAATACTGGTCACGCTCCTGCACCTGCTTCAGAACCTTCTTAGGGATCGCCATCGCTAGAGTCTACCTAATCCACTTCCAGGCAGCCCTGCATCGGCGCGTACAACCGGAAACAGCCCGCAAATAGTATGCGCCCCCCGTTTGAAGCTGTACGCAAACAAATCTGTTTGATGCCGTACTGTCACAATGACCCCTAACCCCAGGACACTTCAGCACCCTGCACACTCTGACTCTGCGAGATAATCGGCAGCGGATCCACCACAACCCCATCAATGTGCAACTCAAAGTGCAAGTGTGGGCCTGTAGAAATACCTGTGCTACCGACAGCCCCGAGGGTTTGACCGCGTGCCACGTTCGCCCCCACACGCACATCATCAGGGATAGACCCCGCCTTCAGGTGAGCGTAAACAGTAACCCAGCGCTCCACCCCACCCTCGGTTATCGGCACAATGTGTTCAATTTTCACCCAATACCCGTAACCCTGATTGATACCGGCCTCAGCCACAACACCGTTCAGGATCGCCATGACCGGCTTGCCCTCCCCAGGCACAAAGTCCACGCCCTGATGATCACTACTGCAAGCGCTACAAGGCGCAACCCTCCAACCAAAATCGCTACTGATTTCAGGGTCATGGACAGGCAACACCGCGTGTGCATAGTTCAGCACGTTAGGGCGTTCGATTACCTGCTCCACCTGGCTAGTCACAACCAGGCCCCCACCCGAATCCATACTGAACACAGGCACCCCCTCGAAGGTCAAGCCGTCAATCGGCACATAGGGCACAGGCTCCCCGAGCGAGGTGCCAGAAGCCCGCAAGACCTCACTACCGTTCAAAGTCACGAACATCGGCGCGAACATGTAGAAGAAAATAATCAGGGCACCTGTCAAGCGGTGATGATCCATGAAAGCCCTCAGCATTAGAGTTTCATCTCAGCCTGCATCAGCTTCGACATCGTGGCCTGAGCCATCAAAGCAGACTCAATCACCCGCAACTTAGTGCGAACCCTATTCACCTGAGCCTTCGCAAGGTCACGCTCAAACCGAATCTCAGCACACTCCAACTTTGCCCGCGCCTGCCGTTCAGCGACAGACCCAGCACCAGCAAGAAACGCGCTCGCCTCAGCCGTATCCAAAGCCTTCTCACAGTCAGCCAAATGAGACTCGGCAGAGAAAAGCGCCTCAACCCCCTTGCGGTTCTCCACAGTCAGCTCAGCAATCTCCTGCACAATCTCAGCGATTAGCATTACTTATCACCCGCTTGCGCTTCAGCGTGCGCCTTCACCTGATCAAGCACATCCTGTGGTGCCCCAGCTTTCGAGGCTTCACCCCACAGCAACCGCAGCCGGTCTTTATCGGTCAGCAGTTTAGCTTCCGCAACCCAGTCACGGGCTTTCTCTGCCTGCTCGAACCGTTGCACCTTCTCCATCTCCTCACGCGAAGCACGCTTGTTCCCTGAGTAGCCTGCATTCGCGAGGGCGCGGCCTATGCTGCTGGTTTCGCACACCTCGAGGGCCGATGATTTTTGAGGCCCACTAGCACTGTCCACCTCATACGCGAGCCCTGTAGCTTTAGGGCAACCGCGTTCCAAATCCTCACCAGAGAAAAACACCAGCGACTTCACCACCCACAGTTTTTCAGTCCGATACTCAGGCAGGGTCTCATTCTCAGTGATGATCCTGCCATCTGGATGGTCACTATAGAACCGGCGGATACGCTCCTCAACAGTCTCATAATCCTGGAGCGAAAAACTAGGCATCACTTACCTACCTTCTCAGCCAAAATGCGCCCCTCAATCTCCCAATAATCACGCCACAAGTCATCAGGCTGCTCACCACCATGCAAATCCTCAACATACTTAGTGGCAACCTTCCAGATGTTCTTATCCTTTGTATCCATCACTAACCCTCTTCCATAGTTGTTCAGCCGTATCTTGTAACACGTCAATCATCCCCTCATCCCTTTCCATCCACAAACTTTCAGGCTCAAACCACGCGGGAGCAAACACACCCCCAACATCGATCCGCTTCATCCACGCAAACAAACACCGCTCAGCGCCCGTAACGTGAAGCTGCCACTGCACCTGCCTGCGGTACTGAATCGGGATAACACCATCAGCCCAAT